ATGAGTTTTCAAGGACTTAACGTCAGTGAATTCCAGGGAATTGTAGACTGGGAGCGGGTGAAGTCCGCCGGATACCAGTTTGCCATGCTCTGCGCCGGACATGGTTTTGGCATTTTAGATAAAAGGTTCCAGCAAAATGCCGCAGAATGTAACCGGATTGGGCTCCCTATCGGCGCATACTGGCTTTGTCATGCTATCAACCCGGAAACAGCCCGGCAAGAGGCTGATGGCTGTATAAACGCAGTTTCTTCCTATTGTCTGGAATACCCTGTATGTTATAACATAGAGCAGGCGACAATTAACTACGCCGCCCAACATGGTGTAACTGTAACACCTGCGCTGGCAGCTCAATTTGTACAGAGTTTCTGCAGCAGAGTAGAAGAACTGGGGTATTATGCCATGTTTTACTGCGACCGGAACTTTCTGCATACTTATTTTCCTTCAGACCTTTCCAAACGCTATGCACTTTGGTACGCATATTATGGAAGTCAATTTGATAATACTCACTGCAGCATCTGGCAGTATACGAATCAAGGACACGTACCAGGAATCAGAACTAATGTTGATTTAGATTTAGGATTTACCGATCTTCCTGCCATTATCCGAGATGCAGAGTTGAACCACCTGGATGGCAGTTCACCCCCCTCTGGTTCGACCGTACAGAACTACATCACTTATGTCATTCAGCCAGGAGATACTCTGAGCGGCATAGCAAAACGTTATGGAACTACTTATCAGACTATTGCCGTCCTAAATGACATTCCCGATCCGGACATAATTTATCCCGGCCAGACTATCCGGGTTCCTGAAGATGGAACCACTACCTCTGTTTACTATACTATACAGCCTGGAGATACTCTGAGTGAAATTGCTCTCAAGTTCGATACAACTGTAAGTGCCCTGCAAGATCAAAACAATCTCAGTAACCCGGATTCCATATATGCAGGGCATATAATTAGAATCTCATAATACCAATTTTAGAATTTCATAACAAATTTCCCAGTTCTTTTATAGAAACGACATACTTTGTGCACATTTATCCTATATACTGAATTTAGATAGTTGATAGAACAACTATCCCCCCTCATAAAGTTAAGACATCTTAGGGGAGTCCTAGATGTCTCACTTTACTCTCATTCCTTTAGATATTATGAAAACAAGCAGAACCCCATTTAGCCGATACTAAATGGGGTTTCTGTTATTTTCACAAAAGAGGCAGGAAAAGAACTTGCTCATCCTGACTTTTATTTAAGAGTTTCATAAAATTTTAAATAAAAGAGGACGGAAAAGCGCCCCCACAAGATTATTTATATAGAAGGAATTAGTCTCTTCACTATAATTAATTCCTTTCCTACCGTAAAGTCCGAAGTCTAAATTGATTCCGGGCCGTTTCTGTGTCCTGTTTTATCTAACAAAAAAATTGGGTGCTGTTTCATCCAGTGCACCCTTTAGTCTTGCAAACCAAGGTGCCTTTGATGTCCAGAAGAACTCTGGTATATCTTTTCCGTTGTTAGCTTTGTAAATTTCATTCAGGACTTTCCTTTCATCCGGATGCATCAGCGGATAAGAGTGGTGTCCGTCAAAGTAATAAATCTTATCCTTATCTAAGTCTGTGATTCTATAAAAACATACCATAGTAATTTCTCCTTTACATGTGTTGAGTATTGGTATATCCGGGGCTCCGATTGCTTTTCCTGTAAATCCTTCTGCAATTACCTGTGCAATCCGATTCACGCCAATCCTAAAATACCTGCCCGTGTCTTCAACACTGGTACAGAACAGTGTTTCTACAATCATAGCAGGCATAGCAGATGCACTAAGGTCATGGTACCCTGTGCTAAACTTTACACCTCTGTTTGCAAAGCCAGCCTGTGCAAACTTGTTACAGATGTTTCCCGCAATCTGATTCATCATGAGATTACAGGTGTCATACAAGAATATTTCTGTACCGCCTGCTGCTAAATTGGATGCTGCATTCATATGTATTGACATGTAGATGTCACACCCAGCAGCATTAGCTTTGTCCGTGCCTTCTTTTAACTCTGCAGTAACATACCGTGCATCAGAGTTACAATCTATCACAATATGCCCTGCAGACTCCAGTAGAGTTTTCAGTGCATGATATATCTTACGGGCCTCTGCCTGCTCGTCTATAATCCCCATAGCACCTTTGCAATTAGGAGAGTGTCCTCCCCTTAGTCCTATCTTCATGTGCTCTCCTTCCTGTTGTGACACTGCAAAAAAGAGGACGATTACTCGTCCTCCACATTTTCTATGATTCCAACCTCCGGCAATCCTGCCACTGATGTCAATAGGGATAATACCCCGGCCAGTATTGATGCTGACAGAACGTACTTCCAATCAACCTGTCCTATAGCTACGGCTGTACCGATTCCAGCGATTGCAGCCTGTGCTATAGTCTTAACTGCCCGGATACCAGCTTTCTTCACCCATTCCATCCAATTTCTATTCTTCAAATTTATTCCCTTTCCGTATAGGCAACTCCTTGATCTCTTCAAACATTCTAGTTATCATTCCATTCCCCCCCAATTCATGGTAAGCCTCATACATCTCACAATAATTATCAAATACATAAGATGGGATGTACTCTAGTCTCACATACTTATCGTGATATTCTATAAGTTGGACTTTGAGCAGCAACATGGTTCCTTGGGAGTTTGCATCCCGATCCCGCTTCTGTTGCTTTAGCATCCATACAATATATCCAAGCAGAACAGGCAGGGTTATTACATAAGTCTGCATTAGTAGATTTTCCAATGTATATACCTCTCTTCCTGTAGTTTCATAAAGTAAAAATATCTGGCATACATCTCTAAGATATAAATACCAGATAATCAACTGTATAAGTAGTTCCAGAAGATACATTGGGCCCCCAAGCTATTAGTCTACCATCATTTCTCACAAAAGCTGATAGTGGCACGGTAGAATTATTTACAATGGCATAATATCGATTGTTTGCATTATATCCCGGAATTCCTGTTACATTGAGCCAGTTAGTAGAACCGGCCGTGACATTTACCCGTCCTTTTGTTACGACACTGGAACACAGTGTATTGAGTTTTGTTTCTACGGGCGAAATTCGAGATAAAAGATTATCAATCGCTGAATTCATATCATTAAACGTCCTGCTTACACCCACCGATATGTTATAAGGAGATATATTAACGTTTGCATCACGTCTTCCTGTAATAGCGTTTAATCTAAATATAGTAAGCCCGTATTCATCTGTTGTCACAAAAATATCATTTCCATACGAATCCTTTTTAAACAACATAATACGTGAACTTCCATTAATAACACTACCAGATATTTCTACACCATTAATTTTTCCGGCATTAACTGTTCCAAGATTAGCCGATATTGCAGCTAAACTGTCTGCCTCAATATTCTCCGACCGGAACTTATGCAGTGTCCATGCCGAACCAGTCCAGCGATAGGTGGCGTTCTTGATCAACCCATCTGCCGTTCCGGTATACTGCCACAACATTCCTGCATATTTTGTAACCGGCTCTGTTGCGGATACCGTGATTCCTGTTGGGTCCCCCTTTGCGCCAGGGGAACCTATAGCTCCCTTGAGAATTGGTGTTATCTGGGTTCCGTTCTTGTCCGTTATTGTCAGCGAGGTATCAGGATTCACGGTAACAGTAGGGCTTACTCCATCTGTTCCGCTCTCTCCGTCACTTATATTACTTACAGTAACTTCGTAGGTCCCTCGAATTGTTCCACCACTGTCAATAGCTTCAAAGCGGTACACTGATTTCCCTGATATGTCAGAAGCAAGGATAGAAAAACTTTTTCCTGTGTAGATATATGCCCCATCTCTTGTCCAGTTGATTGTGATGTTATCTGTCATATCCTTACCTCCATCCCTAACAGAAGCGGTAAGAGTTGTGCTGCCTTCCCCGTTTTTAAATATAATTCCATTATTTGAGATTATGGAACATGTGTATGTCTTGTTAGCCTCTATTAAGGCACTCACAGCAGACAGCAAAGATGGATCTATCTCATTTTGCAGTTCCTTAAAATTATCAAATGTGGTCTTATTTCGTGAAGGGTCTGTAAAGCTTCTCGTCTGCTCTGTGACTCGCGCCTGAAGATATAGAGGTGGATTGAATTCATCATCAGCAATTGTTACTGTGTCTCCTATACTGGTATCAAAATATCCTTCGACTTCATATTTTACCTGAGGTACACAGTTCTTCTTGAGCTGTGCCAATGCCTGGCTATACAACACATTGACATTATCGGTATCATAGTTCCACTGCTGGGCAATATATCGGTTATTGACCGGGGATGTTGCATTAGAAGGGAACCTGTCCCTCGCAATTACTGCATATATATTCCTGTCGCCAGCAGGTGAACGGTATTCTATACGTCCCTCCGCGTCATATTCTGTCTTGTCCAGACTGGCTACTGTGAGTCCTTCTTTTCCAAACGGATAAACGAGAGTATACAATTCCGTTACATTACTCGTTTTCGTAACTCCTGAAATATTTTTTCCAAACCGTAGCACCATGTCTGTACGGTCCGTTCCAACACCCTGAACGGTGTCTGTGTGTGCTTGGTACACATTTAGGGTGATCTCTTTCAGCGAGTAATCATCATTAAGCTGAGGTATGAGTTCGATCTCTGCGTCAAAGATATTGCTCAGAGAAAACAGCCTTGCAAGCATGGTTTCCGTTCCGGTCCATTCATTTTTAATGGATTTGCTGGAAACCTCATTGATTCCCAGCGTCACCACTTTTTCGTAATCGAATACATCCATATATTGGGCAAATGACATAGCATTTGCCGCCTTATATGGTCCCTTCTGCTCATTCAGCAATTCAAAATTTAGCGAATAGGCCGTTACCTCTACCACATATTCATCACGCCTTACGCTCATTATGTTGAGATAATAGTCTTTCTTCTTGTACCGGAATGATAGCTTGTTACCTTCTATCAGATGAATAGAATCTTCATGCTTTGCATCCGACTTAAATGTACATGTATTAGCTGTTCCTTTCAAATACTCGTGCAGTTCATCATCATAATAGTGCATGGCTCCAGATGCATCATTATCCAAAAATGTGCACACTTTATCATGCGAACTTAATACTGCTATTCTTACATTTTCCATTTTCATATTATAGATATGCCTCCCTTATTCTTGCCTTAACAGTCGGTGGTGGGGTGCTGTACGGGGAATAAAATATCTGTACTTGCGTTTCTCCCGGAGGAGCATGAAAGTATTTGGTACCTACTATCTCATCTTCCATACTGATTACGCCATCTGTATATACCTTCGAGCTCTCCCCATCCACATATACAACGCTCTTGTTCCGATATCTGTTGGGAATGTCGTACCAATAATTTACATTATCTTTTTGGAAAAACAAATAATCCCAGTACATTCTTGTCACAAGATTTGTCATCCCCTGTGTTCCGTGTGTCCCCGAAAATATCGTAACTGTTGTCGCTTTTTTATCAGCCATTTCAGGAACCCTGTACTGCCATTTCCCACCTCCAAAGTAGAATTCAAACACTTCACCGACCTTCTTTATATAAATCTGCCCTTTATCATGTGTTGTGACATTCTTGTTTGTTGGGTTGTAAAATACTCTCCGCTTCTCTGTATTCCCAATTCCCAAAATTGCATAAGCATTGTTTGCCCCCAGCTCATATTTTGCAATTCGGATAGATGCCAATTTGTTTCCGTTCTGATCACCTACCGCCATCTCAATCATTCCAATCTGTCCGGCCAATCCAGTCTCAAACCATACCTTTCCCTGCACATAGAAGTTCGTTGATCCGTAACTTCCACCGGAATCCGCTGGCAACACAATCATCTTTCCCGCACCATGCCAGTCACTGCCGCTCCCAGAGCTATTAAGCGCAAGCCATTGTCTTCCTTGTGCTGTGACTGTTTTCCAACTGCCGTTTAAGGGGTAGTTACCCCATGTAATTCCTTGACCAGTTGTCATAGCATCATAATCGGACGGTTTCTGATAGTTTATTAATAGCTGTGATTTCTGCCTTACTTCCCCATCCAGTTCATCCACATATCCATACTGCATGGCTCCATGTTCACTCGTAATTCCAATATATCCATTTTCATGATTATGAGTAATTTCATAACTTATAGGCACGTCTGTAGTGCCGTTATTGATTATGGTCGCTTCCATAATTCCATCACTATTCAAGGATGCCGGGAATGTTTTTTCGACTATAGAGTGCTTATATGGATCGCAGCAATAGAACGTGAAATCTCCAGTCACATTCAACTGACCGCCTTGCACTTCTCCTATGGAACTTTTTGTGCCAATAAAATATTTATCCGGCTCGTCGGCAAAAACAAGTCTTGCCTCTTCTTGCTCAAGGATGCCGCTAAGAACATTGAATTTCTCCCGGAATGACTCTGCACTCCTGGACAGTAACCTATATGTTACCGTTATCTCCCTGACAGGATTTCTCTTGTTTTGGAACATAGACCCATTTGACCGCCCAATCTGGATATCGTTGATTTCTGACTCCAACAGTTCTCTTCCTGAAACATGCAATGTCCGATATCCATCTATTTCATTTTCTATATATCTCCCATTAATACTAAGTGCCTCGGCTGGGAGAAGAGCCGAAACACCATTTCCTTCTATTGTATCAACAAAACTATACATTTTCTTCCCCCTACCTTATTCCTTTCATTTGCTTTTTCAACTTTGTCATTCTCTCATTTTTCTCTTCTACATACTCCGCAGTTCCATAACCTACTTCTCTACCGTCCAGATTAACCGGCACTTCAAATACGTACCTGGTCTTTTGGGTAAACGCAGCTCCATTGCTAAACAATTCTGCATCTCTCGCATTCAATGTGGCTCCGATTGCTACTGTTCCGCTTGATACGATACCATTAAAATCAATGGCATTGTTTCCGTAATCCTGCAAATACTCTATTTCTCTCATTACAGTACCTGTCAAGGAAGAGGCAGCATTAACCACCTTAGATATAGACTTGTCAATACCACCTGCAATACCTACATCCAGCATTTTGCCTACCCATATCCCCCAACGTGAAGGTGAATGTATTCCAAAATAGCCAAGAACCTTGTCCTTAAAGCCTCCCAGAACACCACTGGCGGCCTCCCATAGAGCTCCTGCCGCTGATGATATACCGTTTGCAATACCGCTTATGATATTCAGACCGATAGAGAGCCAATCTGTTCCCTTAATTGTGTCAATAACCCCACTGACCAGGTCTCCTGCCGCCGAAATAATCATCGGAATTGACTGAATCAATCCGGTTACTAACTGTGCTATGATTTGTACCCCAGCATTTAAAACCTGTGGTAAGCTCGTGATGATTCCTTTTACAATCTCCACAATAAACTGCACTGCAGCATTAAGTATTTGTGGAAGATTATTAATCAGCCCCTCAACCAGTGTTGTGACAATCATTACTGCTGAACCGAGCACTGTTGGTAAACTATTGGCAAGCCCTGTAACGAAACCTGTCATTGCTTCCAGTGCTGCGACAATAAGCACCGGAAGTGCTTGTACAATACCCTCTGCCAGCTTTTGCAGTATCTCCAATCCCATGTTTAAGATAGTGGGCAAATTGGCTGTCATCTGCTCTGAAAAAGTGTTTATAATGCTCACCACACTCTCAAGCAGCAGGTTCATATTGCTTAGGATACCATCAACTAATGACATAAGAATACCCAGCCCACAAATCAATAACTGCGGCACAAGGGATATAATCTGATTAATCAGTGTTGTCACTAACGTAATTGCTCCCTGTAACAGTATATCCATATTAGACGTAACCCCCTGCACAACGGCTGTCAGGATGTTCATTCCCGCCTGTACAACCGTAGGCAATAAGGCACTTATTGTCATCATCAGCATATTTAACAGTTTTGCACCGGATTCGGCCAGCGCAGGAATACTGCTCGTAATGCCAGACACTAAATTGTTAATAATCTCCGGTCCCTTTGTCGTTACTATCTGAATCATACTGTCAATCTGCGAACCAAATTGCTGATATACTGCCCCGAGTCCGATAACGACTAATCCCAGTATTGCTGCTGGTCCAATAACAGCCAATGCCAACTGGAATACAGACATCAGACCCTTCACCATTGTACTCAATGCCTGCATACCCACACCTGCAGACTTCTTTAGACCGTTTCCAATCCCAGAACCCAAATCTGACACAAGATTTGTGATGGATGGAAATTTACCAGTAATTGTACCTGCTAATTCTTTTATTTTTCCAACTGGTGCCGTTATCTTCGAACCTAAATCCGAAAACTTGCCACCTACTTTACCGACCACTCCATCTATTTTGTCAAATACACTCTCCGGTAAGATGTCCATCATTTTTAGCTGAACTTTTTCAACAGCTCCATGTACTCCAGCGGGTAACCCTTTAAAAGCCGCTATTGTGTTAGCAATACCTGATTTAGATACACTTGTGAACTTCTCAACCGAACTCTGCATCAAAGTGGTCATTGCACCCATTCCCTTTGATACTTTACTTACAACAGGTAGTATTTTTTCTAAAGTAAGGTTATTCAGTGATGGCACCATTGTTTTAATTGTATCCGTAATAAGAGCTAACTGTTTTTCTGCTGTGTCTGCCCCAGCAAAGGAATTTAAAAAGTCCTCGACTTGCTTAGATGAACCCTCAACAGCTTCCAGTATCTTTGTGAATGCCCCTTCGATTTTCGATAAGTCGTTTACTTTCAATATCTTATCAATGCCACCTAGCGTATTTGCCATCTTGGAAATACCGCTTTTATCAACTGCGCTTAAAATTGCTTCTGCGCTATAGCTCTCCATTATTACCTCCTTTCTGCCTGCGCACAGCCTGCATAATACGATCATTTAACAGCTTAGGCCGGTCTCCCATGTTCAACATATTTTTTTCAGCTTTCTCATAATCAAAGAACTGTTTAAATGTTCTGTAGAAAGGCTTTCCGTTTTTCTTGGTTGCCCCAACCTGCCTGCTGACCCATGCCTGCTTATGCATAGCAGCCTCCCGATCGAGGTATCTCAATCGGAAGGCTTTCATACGCAGTTCGTATTCATACATGGTCGTGCGATCAATTTCTAAGAAATCATTCATACTCAGATATCGCATACAATTGACCACGATATCCTCATAAGTTAGGCTTTCTTTATTTTCTTCTCTTCCTTCTCCATCTCTTCCAACAGATTCGCTACCTTTAGCTTGGTAGCATTTGACTTTTTTAACTCAGTCACCACACTGTCAAACAGATTTTCGATGTCCGTATCTTTGTTGTCAATGTAGCCATCCAACTCGGACTGTTTAATTCTGGGTGTTTCCGTTTCATTGGCAGCGTAGAGCAGGTCAGATAACGCCACAACGTCACGCATAATCAACTTAGGCATTTCCGACTCTAGACCCATCCCAAATCTGATTCCGCTCTTCTCAAAAGAGTTCTTGCCGTCCAATTTACGGACAAATCCAATCCCAAACCTAAAACGATATTCCTTACCGTTAATTGTCAATTCCATGTACTATATCCTCCTTATTCGCCTTTCGGTGTATCCGCAAACACGTAGTCTGCAATTTCCTGCTGTTCCAGTGTAACAGTCACATCACCACGTTTTCCGGTTCCATTAATGCCGAATGTCAGTGATACTTCTGTAAAATCTTCTGCGGAAGAAGTCTTCTCAAAGCTTGTCAAATATCCCTGAAAATACATCCCTTTAAACTTGTTCTCTCCAGAAGATGCTTTTTCCTCAAGATTGGCCTCCCATATTTCAATCAGTTGGTCATTGTCCATCGCATCTTCGAGAGCATTAATCATGGTATCTCCCTTGGAAAGGATGGATGTTGCTGTGACCTCTACCTCTGCTGTCCCCGGTGTTCGGATACTCCCATCCTTTGTAGCTGTGCTTTCTGCATCTTTAGACTTTGTCCGCCCATTCTCAGTTGTGAAGGCAAGCAGTGTACCATCTGTAGTAGCCGCGTCGCTTTTAATCCTGTATAAATATACAAGTTTCTTTCCCTGTACTGCCTCCGCAAATAACTGCAAATTCATTAATTCTTTTTTGTTCATATTCTTTTCCCTTTCTTTAACTAGAATCTATAATTTAGTTCCAAAGTTCCGTGTAACAACGGCGCTTTTGTGATATTATCCGGCAAATACACTACATGTCTTGCTTTGGCTTTTATAGCCTCTTGGATTTCTATATCCCAGGTTTCCTTTATACCTGCAATTGCATCCTTTCTTTCCCCGGCATCGTTAATGAATGCTATGTATTCCGCAAAAACGATTGGAAGATTCTGTTTCTGCAAATCTTCTTTTACTGCCATGAAAAGTTTTACCTTCTCAAATTCAGCCTTTTCAGCTTCAAACTCTTGCCGTTCTTTCTTTCGCTTATACTCTTCCCTTTCGTCCTCAGACATTTTGGAAAGCTTTTCAGCCTCAGAAAGCTTATTATCTGTAAGTGCGCGCCATTTCTGTTGCTTTTTCGTTACTGCTGTCTTTATGGCTTTCTGCACCCGGCGGTCAAACTCCGCTTGATTGCCATCACCTTTTAAAAATTCTTCAAAGGTCAGAGGTTCCTTCTCCTCCTTATCATCTGAGCTGTGTCTGCCCCTCGCTGTTCCGTCACCATTACTCCCTTGAGCCCCAGTGCCGTCTCCGCCCTCTGCAAATAGCTGCAGATTATAGGGACTCTTTGTTACTCTCATTGCTAAGTATGTTTTGTTTCTCATGATTTTCCTTTCCGCGCCCACTCCATTCACCGTCGTGCCCAGAGCATTCACTGTAGTTTAATGTCAGTTTCGGACAAAATTATGTAATCCGAACGTAATCCGGATAGGTATCCGCAATGCCGCAGACACCAATAAAAAAAGAATCTACCAACAATTTTGCTTTTTCTGATAAATCCTTTGTTTTTAAAATAAATACACCAGAAGCCAGTGTGTACTCTGGATTGTCCTCTACCAGATTATCCAGAGATGCTGCCAATGTCTGACTCAAGGCTGCCATTCCTGCACACACAATATCTTGTCCTGACAGAGCATATCCCGCATGACCAAGTACTCTTATCTCATCCTTTAGGACACTTACTTCAATCAACCTACATCCCTCCTTAACAATCTTTGCTCTGCTGTTTTTATTTTTTGAAACATCACCCGGCTTATTTCTCCTTGCAGTTCTTCTTTCTCTTTCTTTCTCTTCCTGATGTTAGCATAGTATCACAGGTATTACTGACATGAGCTGACATCTTCTGGTATATCCAAATGTGTCAGCGCACTTCCATGAAACCTATGAATTTGCCGCTCATCGTACCCCATCTGCTGCGCAATCTCCCAAAATTTCAACCCTTTTATGTATCGGTAAAACATCACATCACGTTCATTTTCATCCTGCAGCTGACCAATTCTCCATGAAATATCCTTATAAGTCTTTACCTGCTCAACACCCTCTTTGTAAAGTTTTTCCTCCAAAGCATCCAGGTGTGCCATATATCCGGATAAGTCTTTCTGACCATGTGCATGCGGCATCCCGTCAATGTGCATGGATGGATTTTCTTTCATTCTGCGAACCTCCTCCAGTTCAGACTTAATACGCTTTATCCTGCGACCATGCCACAGATATCCCCGAAGATACTCTTTTTTCTTGTCATTCTCATTCGTAACTGAGTTTTCCTCAATCCTTGTCACCTGCATCCACTCCTTTTCCAATCTCATATTTCTCGGCCAAATATTCCAGCATATCTTTATGTTCCATCTGTCCGCCCTGCTGCTGTATCATGACCCCCGCCTCGTACGGCTTCCGCTTGAATACCTTCACTGCTCTCCTGGGGGGTGTTTCATTCTCAAGCCCCGCATAATGGTCACGGCTGTCCTGTTTAATTTTCTTTCTGGTTCTCAATGTATCACTCCTTCTAAAATTCAGCAATATTACTACATTGACTCTCGTTTCTAATAATGATATACTTCAAATATCGAACAACAGTTTGGTTTTTGTTACTATATATCTTTTTCAAACAGATATGCTATTTCATATTCTGGAAAAAACACCCTTTTAATTAGTAGAACTTCATCAATAGAAAATCCACACTTTACAGTACCATTAGCCTTATCTGATATAGTGTTAAGTTGACACCCGAGAAGTTCTGCCACCTGTTTAAAGGTAATCTTTTTTTCTTTCATTGCCTTTAATAGATTGCTGTACATGTAATCCTCCTTTCTTAATGTTTGGAAGTTCGAACTTTATATCACGATTATATTCGAATATACATATTCTGTCAAGGCTAAATATACGGAATTACAAATATTTTGTGAATAGAGTTTAAAATTATTTGGTTCTCCGAATATTTTTGTTTACTTTCTTTGATTTATCATATATAATCAAATCATCTTAGAAAGAGGTGTAATACATGGAAAAGGCAAGAGTACTCAATGAATTAATTAAAAAGCAGGGATACAATCCCCGCTCCTTTGCTGAAAAATGCGGACTTCCATATACGACGGTATACACAATACTAAAAAATGGTGCTGGGAAAGCTAATGTTAATAATGTAATAGCAATGTGCAGAGCTTTAGGGATTACAGTAGAACAACTGGATGAAATGTCCAAAGGGGCACCAGCAACTCCTTATGAACCGTCCTATGAAGACGTGGAACTGTTAATTGCCCGCAATGGAAAGGAATTTTCTACAGAACAAAAAATGAAATTAATCAAACTTTTGTCCGAAATAGATTAAGTTAGGACTGATTTATTTGGATAACGATCAAATACTTGGAGCCACTATCAAGGTTTTTGCAGAATGCAATGTAAAATCATTTCCTATAGATTGCATAGCACTCCTAAAGTACTACGGATACAGGATATTTACCTATGATGAACTTTTGAATCGGAATGAAGAGTTGTATGAAATGTGTATGTGCTGTTCAGAAGATGCATTCAGAGATGGTAATTCAAGGATTATAGCTTACAACGCAAATAACCCCAAAGGGCGTGTACGCTTTTCCCTTATGCATGAACTTGGACACCATGTCATGCAGCATACAGGCGAGTCAGAGCGTAATGAACAGGAGGCGAATGCTTTTGCAAGTTACATATTAGCCCCACGAATGTCTATCCATTATTCCAAGTGCAGAAGTTTTGAAGATGTATCATATATTTTTGATGTATCATCTGAGGCTGCTGCTTACGCGTTTGATGATTATTGCAGGTGGTACAAGCGTGTCCTGACCTATAAAATGACATATTTAGATAAGGCTATGTATGGACAGTTCTATAATAAAGATATGGATTGTTTTATATGGAATATAAAACAATGTGATTTCTGCGGTAAAACGGGAGTGTAA